TGATACGGACAACGCCAAAAAAGCCGCCGGGATGCTGGCGAACGAGATGGATGCTGCACAGGCGCACTACGGTCTGTCTCCGTCGCAACGGAAACTGTTTCCGAAAGCGTTGATGGATCAAATGCAGGAGAAGCTACACGCTGCCAATCAGGAAGGCGGCGAGGGAGCCTACAAATTCATTCTCGGTCAGGCTGCGGTCTGGGGCGATAACTGGCCTAAGATTTACGCGCAAGCCAAGAAAGAGGAAGGTCCGCTGTTCGAGGTCATCGGCTCCCTGACGGACAATCTATCCCCTCGTGCTGGCATTGCCTTGTCGGCTAACGCCAGTGTTCCGACCGCCAAGATACTCGAAACCATGCCAAAGGATCAGGTGACGGGGTTGCAGCAAGGCGTCGTGACCTTGATGCAGGACTTCAACAAAACCGTGCATGGGTCAGACCGCGAGAAAACAATTCAAGCCTTCGATGACCAGACCAAGAAGCTCGCGGCTATTTATATGTCTCAGGGCCTAGCGTCGTCTCCCACAGAGGCGGCAAAAATGGCCTTTGATGATGTGGTCGGAAAGCATTACACGTTCCAGGGAACGACGCGCATTCCAAAGTCCGTTCCCTATGATCCGTCCGTTATCGGATACGGGGCGCAGGTCGCCAAAAGCCTTCTCGGGACTAAAATACCCGTCGCGTCCAAGTCAGACGCTCTCGGTCGCGGTCTGACCGACCAGTATCTTGCCGATGCCACAGCGCAGAGCCTCAGAGATTTTGGAACCTGGGTAACGGCGCCCGGTGACGTTGGACTGGCACTACGTCAGGAAAACGGCCTATTTGCGCGGGGTGCCGATGGCAAGCCGATCATGCTGACGTGGAAGCAATTGTCTGATTTGGCTGCGGGTGGGCAACAAACCCCTGCGTCAACTGCCTTTGATTGGCAGTTCCGGTGGAACCAATAATGCCGATCTACTCCGGGCAAATGGATGTTGCCCCGGCAGAGGAGGATATCGGCACTATGTCCGCCACGTTCGGACAGCAAATGTCAGAGACAATCGAGGGTGGGTTTACCGATAGTCTTACGGCTGGCCTAATCCGCTCAATCGCGATCCAGAACGCAAAGTACGGTGTTATTCCGGGGGTGGAAGGACCGCAACCTGACCTACCTGCCGATGCCTTCGGTTCCGATATGCCGTTGGAGGACGCCAAGAAAAAGGTATCCGACAATCACCTTAAACTAAATCTCGGTACTAGCCCCACCATCAAGTCCGGTGTGTTGGACATGATGATGAACACGGAACGAGATCGGGTCGAACGGCAGACCACCATCGAGCGCGGGCCGCACAACCTCTTTGCCGGGACGGCCACGCTTGGCACGTCGTTCCTAGTCGGTGCCCTCGATCCGATCAACATCGGATTGGCGTCGATCCCCGTGGTGGGCGAGGCCAACTATGCCCGTTGGCTGGAATCCGCCGGTCAGAGCATCATCGGTCGCGCTGCCGTGCGCGGCGGAGTTGGCGCGGTATCCGGGGCGGCGTTCGGCGCCGCGACGATCCCGTTGGAGTATTACATCAATTCGGAGGAGGGCCGCGACTACCGTATGACCGACGCCTTGCTCTCCATCGTGGAGGGCGCGGGGCAGTTTGCCGGGATGAATGCGGGCTTTGGCCTGATAGGGGATATCTTCCGCAGGGCGACCGGACGGGCTCTCAGGATGCCCGCCGACGCCATGAAGCCGTCCCCGGATAAGGTGTATTTTCCTGAAGGCTACTTCATACAAGAGCCTGGGAGGATTTACGAGGAACCTTCGCCTTGGAACTTCACCATACCGGAAATCTACCAACTCCCCCTACAGGCCAAAAAGGACGCCATGCAGGCGGCGGTGGCAGCGGTGGTGGAGGATAGGCCGGTAAGGTCGGCAGAACTCGTCGCTGAGGCGGCTAAAAACGATCCTCCGATAGCGGAGAGAGTACGTCCCGAGGAACCATTACCAATCTTTGCTCAACCAAGACCACTAGATGAATTTGCAAGTAACTTTGCTTATGAAAGAAAGCCATTAGAGCCAAACGACCGAAGGGTGGTCAATATAAGCAATAACCTAGACCCGCTAGTTAAGGAAACATCAAAGAAATTTCCGCAGATTGCAAAGACATTAGAACAGATCAGCAAAGACCTAAGTGCCGCCAACGACACAGGTATTGATGTTGAATCCGTTATCGAGAGGCTAGATAATCAAATTGCATTGGTTGAAAAGAATGGTGGCGGTTCTTATTTAACCCGCCGCATTGGGCAGATGCTTGATGACGTAATCGAACTCAGGGACAAGCCGTTCACTGACGAGATGGCTCACCGTAGCGAGGTTAGCATCCTTCATGGGTACTATGAGCAGTTTTTCAATGAAGTAGTCAATCCAAAAGCCGGGACTGTTGGTGCCTCTATGTCTCTTAAGGAGAGATTAGAGGCTGCAAAGATGCACCTTGAACGGTTAAACAACACCATAGAAGCAAACAAAGGAAAGCCTCAAGGTGGTGGGAATAGACAACTCTTAACAGAAAAACTTGCCTACGAAGATGCGGTAAGCGCACTTGAAAAAAGTCAACCACGAAAAGTTCCAACGCCTGCCGCCCCCACCTACGAGGAACTTCCTACCCTTACGGAGCCGCCCAAGATCACGGAGCCGTCCCTGTTCCAGCACGTCCGTTCTGTCGGCAAACTAAAGCCAACACCTGACGTTCTCTCCATCTTTGGTCGTCACCGTCCCGACCTGATGAACAAGGACACGGGCCTTACCCTCGACCAAATGCTGCCGGGGGTCGTCCAGGCGGGGTTTATCCACGACCAGGGTCGAATTTCCGGTGGAGAACTCACGAGCCGACCGGAGGACTTAGCCAACCTTCTGCGCGAGGAGGAGTCCGGAAACCGGCAGTTCCGTCTTGGGGCAGAGGACGCAAGAGCCACACAGGCTTTGAGCCGTAAGCGTCAGGAGTTAATGACGGACCTAAATGCTGAATTGCATGGTTTGGGTACGTCCTACGCCTCTCTCCCCAAGAAAATGACCGACCGGGCTCTCTACATCATGTATGCTGACGGCAAGGACGCCGAAACGGCCTATAATCAGGCTATCATGGAGCAAGACTACTATGCCGAGAAAGCGGGGACGATCCGGCGGCACCCGGCGAACAAAACAGAAAATGAGCCCGCAGGACCATCGGGAGCAGGCCCAGATGATACGCGAGGACAGCGGGCCGGAGGAACTAGCGCAGGCGCACGATCTGCTGGCGAGGTGGGGCGACAGGAGTCTTGGCGAACCCTCTCAGACCTCGCAAGAGACGACGCCGCAGAACGAGAAGCTCTAGAGGCGTCGAAGGCCGCCGACGCCGTTCCCATGCCCGCCTCTATTACCAAGGACAAGGCACTTGCGGCGGCGACGGCGGCGGAACAGGCGGCGGCAGAGGAAGTCAAACTGCACTACGATGCAGGGACTTTGCCGGAGGCCACTAAACAAGCATTAGACGACGAACTTCTAAAAATAGACCAGACGACAAAGGACTGGTCGAACGCTCTTGAAACGGCAACGACCTGTCTCATTGGCGGAATGTTCGGAACCATCTAGTGGCAACCGAACGGGAAGATTGCATCGACCGGATCATCAAGCAGACCGGCGGGCGCATTGGTCGCAAGGCATTAGAGGACGAACTCGACAAACTGTTTGAGGCGGCCAATAACGAGGATGGCCGCCCGCCCGCCTCGGCGATGGCGGAAGCGGCCCGCAAGCTCAACGACAAGTTTCTAGAAAAGTCCGCGCTCGATAAGCGCAACGCCAGAGAGTCGGCACTAAAATATACCGACCTGAAACGCCGCACCAAGCTAGGCCCGGATGCCTTTAGCAGCATCGACGCCATCCTAGTCGGGGCCACCAAGGCGTTCGAGGGCAGCAAGAAGTCGGTGCAGGCCGTCATGCACGGCCTACGTGACCGTTTATCGGGCGGGCTAATTACCGACATGAAGGCCAAGGGCGTCCACGACGCCTTCGTGTCGGGCACCATCGAGGACGAAACGCAACTTGAACTCTACGAGTTGAACCGGGGGAAATTGGGCAGCCCCGGCGTCACAAAAAACACCATGGCGCTAGAAGCCGCCAAGGTGATCGAGAAGTGGCAGAAGATCAACGTCGATTACATGAACAAGGCGGGAGCCTGGATCGGCTCCTACCTCGGCTACATCACCCGCACTACCTACGATTCAGACAAAATCCGCCTTTCTGGCATGGACTACTGGAAGTCCAAGGCTAAGGAACGGATGGATTTGGAGCGCACGTTCGGCAAATACAGCGACGTGCAATACGACAAGATCCTGACCGAAATGTACGGCAGGTTCGTGCGCGGTGAACACAAGCTCTATCAACTGCCGCTGGACGATCTGGATGACTTGGGCAAGGGATTCGACATTGCCCGCAAGGCTTCCGCCCATCGCGAGGTGCATTGGAAGGATGGCCGCTCGTGGATGGAAAACAACAAGGAGTTTGGCGAAACCGGATTTAAGGATTCCGTCATTGGTTCTCTGCAAAACGGTGCCCGCACGGCCTCGTTGTTGCAGGCTTTCGGGAACGAACCCCGCCTTGCCTTTGAAAAACTGCTGGAGGAAACGAGGGTTGGGATTTCCGATCTGACGCAACGCAAGGCGTTCGAGAGCAAAATACCGTTCCTGCGAAACGAGTTTGCCTATCTTGATGGCTCTGCCAATATTCCGGTCAACGAAACAAGGGCGAGACTGGTCGGCAACTGGATGGCAGTCATGCGCTTGGGCCATCTGGGGTTCATGCCGTTCACATTGCTAGGCCATGGCACCACCAAGTTCTCCGAAATGCGCTGGCACGACATGGGCGCATTGGAACGCATCGGCAAGTCACTCTCTAGCTTCTTCCCGGCCCCCAAGGGATCGTTCAACGAGCAAGTCATCAAGATGGCCAATTGGGGTCAGGAGGCCGAGGTCGGCAGCATCCTCGCCCAATACGACGCCAAGGACACGACGGTTGGAATGTTAAGCCGGTGGGAGGAACGGTTCTTCAAGTGGACCGGCTCTACTTTCATGACGGTTAACTCTCGGTCCAATCTGAAGGCCATGATAGCCAAGTCCATTGGAGAAAAATACGGCAAGCCATTCGAGGAGCTAGGCGCCCACGAACGGATGCTCTGGAACCAATACGGCATCGGCGGCAAGGCCGAATGGGATTTGTTCAACAAGGCCAATTGGCTTGAACTCAGCGGCGAGCGGGCTTTCACGCCCGATATTGTCCACGATATTCCTGACGCCGACGTGGCCTCATACTTGAAGGCCAAGGATAAGAAAGTCCTGACCGAAGCGCAAATGACGCGGGCGGTGGCGAAGTTCAAGGATGATATGTCGCTCACGCTGGCCGGATACTTCGCGGATCGCGGCAGCATCGGCGTTCTTGAAGTCGGCGCTAAGGAACGTGCCCTGCTCTATGGTTCGACACGTCCGGGCGACCCGTACAACATTGCCAAGAAACTGCTGTTTCAGTGGAAGCAGTTTCCATTGACCATGATGACAAAGGTGTGGGCGCGGGAACTGTACGGCGGTCAGGACAAATCGCAAATCACGCGAGGTCTTATTGAACTCGCCATTGCCTCGACGGTCGCGGGTGCCGCCGCCAATATGTTGAGTCATGCGGCAAGAGGACAAAACCCCGTGAGCGATTGGCAGAACCATCCCATGCAATCTCTAGCCGCATCCTTCATTCGTGGCGGGGCAGGCTCCATCTTGGGCGACTTCATGCTCGGCAATTACTCCCGGTTCGGACATTCGTTCCTCTCGACCTTGGCGGGTCCGACGATCTCTCAACTGGAAGATATCAACACCATTCGGCAGGACGTTTTACACGCCGCGCAGGGACACAAGGCGCGTGAAGGCATTACAGAAACCGTGCAACTCATCCGTCGCAATACGCCGTTCATCAATACGTTCTACACGGAAATGGCGATTGATTATCTGTTCATGTACCGATTCCAGGAATGGATGAATCCCGGATATCTCCGTCGCCATGAACAGCGCGTCAAAACACAGTCCGGTATTGACTACTGGCTGAAACCTTCCTCGGTCGTTCACTAGGTATCCAATGCCAGAAATCCAAGGCAACAGCACCGTCGATAGGCTGGACGGTGTAAACCAAGGCGTAGCCTTCAAGGCGCCCGTCCGCTGCACGACGACGGGCTCTGACATTGGTGTGTTGACCGGACTGTTGACGCTGGATGGCGTGACGTTGATTGAGGGCGACCGCGTACTGGTCAAGGACCAGACCGACGAGACGCTAAACGGTATTTACAATGCCTCGGCGGGCGATTGGGTAAGAACGCTAGACGCCAACGGCAACCGGGACTTGGTGTTTGGTTCTGCCGTTATCGTCAATGAAGGCACGGCAAACACGAGAGCGGTGTGGGCTCTCACTTGTACTGATAATCCGATTGTCATCGACCAGAGCCTTCTTACGTGGCAGCCTATCGGGTTCGCCACCATCACGATTGGCGCATTGCCACTATCGGCAAAAACCTCAGCCATTGAGTTCATTATATTTGGGTCTCCCATAGCAACCGGGGTAGCGGGCGACGTAGAGGTTCCTTGGGATTGCACAATCGACCGTGTGACGCTCGCCGGGGATACGACTGGATCAATCGTGGTCGATATCTGGGTGGGCGCCTATTCCGGATATCCGCCGACCGTTGCCAATACAATAACGGCTGCCGCGATACCGACCATAGTTAGTGGCACCAAGTACCAGGACACGACCCTGACCGGATGGACTAAAAACATGAACGCGGGGCAAATGATTAGATACAACGTCAATTCTGTTTCCGCATTTGCCCGCTGCCTTGTGTCCATTCATGTGACCAAGAGGTAGTATGTCAACCGCCACAGACCGCCAAGGCGTCAACAACGAGGTCGCATTCAAGCCGCCCGTGCGGGTAGCGACTACGGGAGCCATTACGCTCTCAGGCTTGCAGACGATTGACGGGGTGGCCTTGGCCGACAGCGACCGGGTTCTAGTCAAGGACCAAGCCGATCAGACGACCAACGGCCTCTACAGCGCCACCACGGGCGATTGGCCTCGCACCCTCGATTGCAACGGCAACCGGGATATCGTGAAGGGCTCTCTGGTTTTTGTAAACGAAGGCTCGACGCTTACCAAGACGATATGGGCGGTGACGGCCTCGGACCCTATCACCATAGACTCCACCAACATCACTTGGACGAGGATTGTCTGACCATGGCCATTACCCTCAAAGTCCTCGATATCAGCCACCACAATACCGGGCCAAACGGCGGGCCTATCGACTTTGATCGAATTTATAGTTTCGGGATCAGGGGGATTATCCATAAGTCCACGCAAGGCACCGGCATGGTTGACAATATGTATGCTTCTCGAAAGCAGGCAGCGTTGCGGGCAAACCTGCTATGGGGCGCCTATCACTTTGCCGATTCCAGCGACCCAGAGGAACAGGTTCAACACTTTCTTGATGTGGTAGCGCCCGAACAGACAACGCTTGTTGCTCTCGACTTTGAGCCCAACGGAAGCAATACAATGACGTTGGATGGGTGCAGGAAGTTCCTTCATTCGGTAGAAGATAGCCTTGGCCGCAAGGCAGTTCTCTACAGCGGAAATCTAATCAAAGAAACCTTGGGCGACGATAAAGACAAATACCTGTCTGCCCACAGGCTTTGGATTGCACAATATGGTCCTGTGGCCAAAGTACCGCCTGCCTGGGATGACTACTGGCTATGGCAGTTCTCCGATGGAAACGTAAATACGCACGGCATTAAAGTGCCGGGTATTTCCGGGCAGGTTGACATGAACTCTTACGAGGATAGCGACGAGGCGTTGACCGAGGATTGGCCGAGTTGACTGCCGTTGATGCTTCGAGACTTTCAGAACCTACGGTGGAAGGAGAGTCTTGGCTAAACCGCACTTGGCGGCCACTAATGTCACTTCAATACCTGCTGGTTTGTTTGTGTGATTTTATTGTATTTCCTGCACTGACAATCGTTCTTAACGGTTCTGACCACACCCATCCTTGGCAGTCCCTTACGCTTTCGAACGGCGGCATGTATCATATAGCGATGGGCGCGATTGTCGGCGTGGCGACCTACATGCGTAGCCAAGAAAAGCTAGCGGTATTCAACGGACCAGTTGGCGCAGGGATGTCTTCAAGCAGCACCACGATCACATCTACTCAGCAAACTAAAGACCAAACGGTTCCATCCGACGAGCCGACAAAACCGGGAAGGCCAGACTAATGCGTACTCACGGTCTAACACTAAAAGACGGTAAGTACCGACCAGAATATATTTCGTGGATTGCTATGCGAGTTCGGTGTATAAAGAAAAAAGATAAAGCATATCCTAGATATGGCGGCAGAGGAATTAAAGTGTGTGAAAGGTGGCTAAACGATTTTTCAGCGTTCTTTGATGACATGGGAGAGAGGCCAACAAAAAATCACTCTCTTGATCGTATTGACAACGATGGAGATTATTCTCCTGCAAATTGCAGATGGGCAACTTCTAAGGAGCAAAACACAAATAAAAGAAACATTGTTTTTATTGAGGTAAATGGGAGAAGGGTCTGTCTGAAGGATGCCGCGAGAGCGGTAGGTCTGAATTACGCTACTGTGAAATATCGCCGACTTTCCGGTTGGAAGGAATCTGAGTGGTTACAGCCAATTGGAGGCACATAATGCCAGCAATTATTCTTTGGCTTATCGAAAGTAAGTTAGGACGAACCGTAGCCATATCGGTTGCTATCTTCATTGGCGTTGGAATTGGATGGTTGGTATTTGCAACTCATTACGAGAATATAGGGTATGCAAAAGCAATCCATGCCATAGCTGCACAGGATTCAAAAGCTATTAGCGAGGCACAACATGCGCGTCAGACTGTTAAGGACTGTAGGGATAGTGGCCATCAGTGGAATGTCAGCAGCGGGATGTGTGAGTAGTAACCTACCGGCTTCTATTGCTGGTGGAGAATGTAGAATCTTCCGCGCCCCTGATTATGCTATTCGTGGTAAAACCCAGGACGATCAAAATTACATAGATGATAACACTGAGGCGGGCATTGCCGCCTGCAAGTGGGCTCGCCCCAAGGCGCGGCCAGCCCCGGTCGTCGCACATCAAGCCGTCGTCGTGAGGGGAAAGACTAAGTTAATCCCCGTGGCCGCGCCTCCGGTCAAGTCAACCGTGCCAGCCCCGCCTCCGGTCAAGAAGCATTGGTGGCAGAGGATAAGGCACCATGCCGCGCCGACGCCGTAGACCACCGCCTCCTCCACCGTCATACTTTGAGCGCGCTGTCGCTTGGATCAAGCGCAATAAAACGGTAACGACTTTTATCATTGGCTCCTTCGTCGCGGTTCCTAGCCTTTGGGCTAGTGTCGAGTTTCTCGATAAGGTCACTGATGATATCCAATTTGCCCGCCACGTCTATGTAAACGGCAGGGTCGATACCGTTGCCAAGAAAGCCGAGATATTGGGCGAGCAAAACCAAAATATTCTGCGCGATTTGCAAGTTGATACCGCCAATGGAAAGCTAGACGCAACTACAAATGAACTAAAACGCTGGCAGGTAGAGTTAGCAAAACCTGGAAATGACCAACGTACTATTGATCTAATAACGCAGCGCATTAACGTCCTGACCGCTACCAAGGATAAGATAGACGCCCAACTCAAGACGCTGACTGCTATTACAGGTAAATAAATCCCATGACCTTTGATTGGACAATATCTCTTGGCAACATATTGACGGTCTTGGGATTCTGCGGAGCGGGAGTTGTCTTTGTAATGTTAATGAGAACCGATATGATGATTCTCGGAACTCGCGTTACCAATCTGGAGGGAGCCTTGCGCGAGTTGGTGCAATCAAATATCGCCTTGGCAGAAATGCGCGGGCGATTTCAGACGATGGACGAGCGTGTTACTATGATAAGCGAACGGCTCGATACGCATATCAACTCCACCGGCTTTGGTCATCAACGATGAAACTCTACGGCTATCACCACCACCACAACGACAACCCCTGGGATGCCGCGCCAGCCTGGGCGATTGAACTAATGGCGCTAATGGAGATCAATCACATGGCTACCAAGGCACAACTCGACAAGTTCATGGCTGACGTACAAGCGTTGATTGCGGCGGGTGTTGCGGAGATCACCGCAGCGGTTGCGGCGGCTCAGAATGCCAGCAATGACCCGGCTATCGATGCGCTGGATACTCAGGTAACACAGGCCACACAGGCCCTCACCGATGCCGCTGCTGCATTGCAGCCGCCGCCGCCCGCACCAACACCATAATCCCGCACATACCGTGCGCGATCCCGCGCTGACGGGTTTCTCAGCTTCTCACTCCCGATACTTGACCCGCCTAAGTCGGCGGGTTTTTTTATTGGTGGTCTAATCCTTCAAAGCGAGATATTCAGGCCACGCAATCTGCTTCGGGCCGGAAACGCAGATACGAGGATCACCTAGTTTTTTCATCATGCGCCAGTGATGTTCGGCTGCGATCTGCTCGTCCGTATAGCTAGAAAGATCGGCAGGGAAGTAGCACATTTGGGCGTGTGGTCCGCGATGGGCGCATCCTGCGGAGGTTTGACATTCAAGGCGGCTACAGACGTTCATTGGCGGCCTATTTTGTTAGGTTTTACTGGTAGCCTCTGCGCGGGCAGAGAGGGTTCATGCAGGTCTGTTCAGAAGTTGGTGGGCAAATGCACCCCATTGGAGGCGACGACGGAAATACTGGAGCGCCGAAATAACACATTTCACCCATCGGTCCGCGATGAGCGCACCCTGCACTAGTTCCACATTCAGTTCGGTCACATACGTTCACGGCGGCCTATTCCTCGTGGGAAGAGCGGCCCCGGTTTGCGCTCTTCCCAAGTTGCCGATTTAGTCTCCGGGCGGCTAGCGGGCTATTTCTCCAAACTGTGCCAGCGCAAACCGATGAACGTGACATCATCGTGTGGCCTGACTTCCATTGTTGCCGAATGACGTTCGCTCGGAAGCAAGTCATCCCATACGGCGGTCAGCCATTTAATGAAATCCACGGCTTGCGTCTCAGGATAGACGGAAAGGGTGCGACTGTTCATCACTGATCTACTGCGTCCAGCCATTGGCGGGGCTAATCCTCTAGGCGTGAATGACGCTCAGGCGAGTTAAATGCTGTGGCCCGATCCGGCGCACTCTGCGAATATAGTCCGCCGCCTTCTTGCGATCAGTGAACGTCGCCTCATGGTAGTTCGCCCAATCGTGCCATATTACATAAATCTCAAACATGGGCGGGCCTATTCCTCCTCGGCGGCTTCGATGCCAACCGATGTAAACGCCTCACACTTAAAACAGTACCACCCATTCGGATGATCTTCGTCCCCATTGATCCAGACGCAGGGCTGGCCGCAGATAGCGCAGTGGCCGCAGATAGCGAAGTGTATGTCGCTTGATTTCACGGCGGGCTCTTAATCCAAGTTGACTGGCGCGTAATGAACGCGCTCCGTTTCCATGTTTTTAATCACCATCAAATCGCTCAGACGCGAATTGCCGAATGGCGGTCCGATTTTCATCAGCCGAATAAATTTATCCATCGCGTCTTTCTCGTCCTGCGCCGCCAGTAGAACGTGAACATTACCGCTCGATACCTTGGCGTGCATGGGCATTGGGCTCTATCTCGTTTCTGTTAAGGCTATTTTGGCGTAGGTTCTATGGGCTACACCATATTCAAGATCGCAATCGGCTATCTTTCTAAGCGCCGTCCGCAGCCGTTCGATTTCGTCGTGTAACCGCTCTATTTTGTCGCGCAGTCCGGCAACTTCATTGAATGATGGTGCGAGTTCGCTCATGGGGCTATTTTGACAATTCTAGTGGCGAAGCATACTCAGCCGCTGCCAAGAACTCGCTAAATGGCTTTTCGATGTACAACTCACTCAACGTTTCAAGCATTTTTGCGGCAACAGTTTCTGATCCCACTATATCTAAGATCACCAACAGATCGAGAATAGGATCACGGGTTCCGGGATTCTGCTGAGGATTTGTTCTTAGGTGGGCGGCGACCCTGATTGTGGTATCGTCGGTTCTAAATTGGTAACTCATCTTCGGGGCTATTCCTTCAACAATTCGGTTGCCTCTTTGCGCCACACGTCCAAGCACGTCACGCCGTCTGCCGCCATGTCGTTCGGGTCATTCTCGATCATGGCTTTTGCAAGCGCCTCAAGCCGACGAACGTAGGCAATCTCGTGGTAGTAGAGATCGCGGTGAACGGTGGTTAGCTGCGGCTCGCTCATGATCGGCCTCTACCTTGTGAGGGTTATCGCTGTGGGCGTGTCTTGCGTGTTTCGATCACACCCTCGACTTCTTGAACGCCCTCAAGGCGATAAACGCCCATCTTGATCTTTTCGCCCAATTCGGCAGCGTCCATTGGGTTGTCGTAAGCGCCCAAGTATTCCGGGCCGGTCCCTCCATCTTCCCACTTCACATGCAAGACTTTTGGAAACTTTGCCATTCGCCTTCTCCTGTTGACCTTATATAAAACCTTGACGTAGCCGTTGTCAAGGCGTATGTCTAAGTTTCAATTTGACAGGGTTCGGGAATGGGGTTTCTAGTCGGCTATGCCAGGGTTTCAACGGAAGATCAACGACTCGACCTACAAATCGACGCGCTCAAGGCAGCGGGGGTCTTGGACGACAATCTTCATGTTGAAAAAATATCTGGCGCGTCATCAAAAAGACCGGAACTCGACCTTGCGATTAAAGACCTCCGGGAAGGTGACACTTTCGTTGTGTGGCGTCTCGACCGTCTTGCAAGGTCTATGCGCCAACTCTATGCCCGTCTCGACCAAATCTACGCCAAGGGAGCCTACTTCCGATCCCTCCAAGAAAGCTTCGACTTTGGAACTGTCAGCGGCAAACTCGTACTTGGCGTCCTTGGGCTTGTTGCTGAGTTCGAGCGGCAAATTATCGCCCAAAGGACGTCTGCCGGTATTGCCGCCCTTAAAGCCCGCAAGGGTGCAGACCATAGGTGGGGGCGGCAGTTGTATATGACACCGGAGCGCGTCCGCCTCGTCGGGGATTACTTGAACGGGCGGAACGGCAAGCCCAAGTTAAGCGGGCCGAAGATCGCCAAGAAAATGAAGGTCTCGACGGCCTCGATCTATGGCTACTGGAAACAAACCGGCAAAGGCACATTTGTCCGTAAACGCGATAAAGCATGAGGAGATTTGTTCCCCACCGGACCTAAGCCGGTAAGTCGGCTCCCGGTGGGGTTATAAAAATAGGAGTTTAGAAATCCAGATGCAGCCCGCAGAGAAAAATCGCTTAAGCATCCTTGTGGAAACAGTCTGTGGCCGTCGGCAAGATAAAGACCGAGCAGGCGCAGGGGCACCCTCGACCCGCTTTGGCAACGGGATGGAATTAACAAAACAGGAGCGATTGTGAGTGATAGAGATGAATACGGACGGTATGAACCGGACGATGACGAGCGCCGCGAAGCATACTTTGCTCGCCGCTTTCGCCGGAAATATCTAACTTGCCTATGCGGGTATCCTGATTGGCCTGGGCAATGTCCTGGCCCAAAAAACTGCCCAGTTCACGGCGAAGATTTAAGCGACGAGGAATAAGGAGACGCCCATGCTTCCCGAATCGGCGAAAGCCATCGAAATTGCTGATAAGCATCTTGTCGGTAAATCTCCAGCGCGACGCGCTGCGCTCGCCAAAGATATTTTAGTGGCGATCAAGGAATACGCCGAGCAAATGGCTACTGACGCCATCAAGGAAGCCTATTCGTCTGCAACCCCTCGCGTTAATTAGGAGATTTGTTCCCCACCGGACCTAAGCCGGTAAGTCGGCTCCCGGTGGGGTTATAAAAATAGGAGTTCTTTGTGGCAACACACCGTAAGCCGTTTAAGTGGAAGTCCTTTGGCAAGGATGTGAAACAAATGCGAAAATCTATGGGGTGCGGATTGAGACAGATCGCGCGCAGGGAAAAAATATCCCGTTCAACATGGTGCCGCGCAGAACAAGGGAAGCCCTTGACCGTGCCTCAATTCTTAAAATTTTGTCTTTGGATGCACCTTGATCCGTTCGCCTATATGGTCACGAGGTAGAGGAGTCTGGAATGTCACAACGCGACAAGCATGAGTTTCAGTTCACCGGCAAGCAGATCGGTGACGCAGCCAAAGCCGAATACGAGTACCACGGCAATCGCGTTATCTTTTGGAAAAAGGAACAGCGCGATGCCATCGACAAGGCCAAGGCTCTCGGTTTGGAAGTTTCTGAATACCAGGTGACGGGCGGCGTTCACGCTCAGATGGTCATCAACCCGACGCTGCAAGCGAGGATCAATGAGTGCGCAAATAAGATTCAGACACACCAGCGAGCAGCCGACGCCTTCCAGATCGAGGCGGCGGCGTATGGTACGCAAGCGGAGCGCGTCTATCAGCTTCATGCAGACGATGTGATCTATTTCCGGCTCGCTGGCAGCCATCGTCCCGAATGACTTGAATGTAGAGGAGATTTTCGTGGGACAGTGGATGATCGCAATCGGAATGTTTATTTACGGAGTTTCGATGTTGATGCGTTCTCTTGGATATTAGGAGGCGACCATGGGAAAGAAGCAAAAGCCTGAGCCGTCACCTAAGCCAAAAATGGTTTTTGACATTGCTATATTTGAATCTGCGGCTACTGAGATCGAGCGACTACAGAGGGTGATCGAGGATCTAAAGGAGGAAAACAATGCTCTACGATCCAAAGTGGAATAAACCAACTTTACAGGGCTTCATTGCTTGGCTTGGTCAACAGCCGCCCGAGCAGGAATACGAATACAATTCCTGCAATGTTTGCGCTATCGGGCAATACGCCAACTCGCTTGGCTTGCGGTACATCGACATCCTTGAGGATACCGACGTAACACATTGGAACAATGTTATAGCGTTCCCGCTTCCTAGAACTTTCGGCGCAGCTTATCAGCGAGCGTTACAGGCTCAACCGTGACTGAGAATGAGAGGGGCGCAGGACCTTTTACGCCAATGCAGAAGCTATGGGTGGGCATTGTTCTGTCTATTTTGATATGTGTTTATCTGGCATTTTTAGTTGGCTGCACGACAACGCAGACTGATTGGAGCGGGATAGCTAAGACTGTGGGGCGGAGTAGTCCCTAGCGCCAGCGTGAGAAAATCGGGGTTCCGTCAAAGTGTCGTCCTGGGATTGTTCTTTTCTTCCGTCCAATACCTAAATGCTTCTTTCTCACCCTATCGTCCTTGGCCTTCAAGGCACGATCCGCTTTGGTCTTCTCTCGGTGGGGAATAACCAATGCCGGAGCCAGATTCGACTCTCTGTGAAGGCCCCCGTTGCATAGTGCGACAATGTGTTCCAGGTCCCACGCTTCTCCAGGGCGGATTTTGCGTCCCGATAAATAACAACAACCATCAAAGAAATTAAAAATGCGTAGGCGAACCCTCGGAGGAACGTGTGCGTCATCGGTAGCCCCTATCCACTCGTCGTTGCTACGCATTGGCTGCCAACTTCTCAGGTTCTACCCCTACCATTTCCCCCACAATATCGAGGACCGATTGCTTGCTTAGTTGGAACTCTTTGGCTCCCATGGCGCGTTTGCTTTGGGACTTTGGAGTGTAGAGCGTTACCGTCGAGCCCTCTATTGTCACCATTGAGTAGTCGATGGCTGCCTTCATGAAGGCTTGCACCCTGACCGCCTCGGCGTGGGACGTGCAGACAATTGATTTCTGGTCGGCATAGCCAGCGGCAATCAGGGCGCGTTTTCGTAGGTGTTCTGAGGTCGGGTAGAGGTCGGTCAGGTTCTCAGGCAAGTTCTGCCATGCGTCCTCTATGGCGGCGAAATAATGGTCATGGCTTGCGCGGGACCGTTCGGCCTCCTCCACCATGCGGTATGTCTGCCCGACGACGTATTGTTTGTCGCATAGCCTCTTGAACCGGGTATCCGGCACCATGTTGTCGCCGTCCCATACAAATTTTACCGGCTGGATCATGCTACTAATTTCTCCTTTGGCATGGGGTACTGCTTCGTCAACGCGGCCACCTTCTCGTCCAACTCGTCCAGAAACACCGATACGATGGACTCCAGTTCCTTAATTCTGGCGTCGTCTCGGTTAACGCGCTGGATGAACAGCCGCATGGTTTCCGGCATACGCGGGTCGTAGCTCACGAAGTCGCACCATTTCCGTCCCGTGCAGGAAAGTTGCCATTGGATTTGCGTCAGGTATTTCTTGTCTATTCCGTCTCCTAGCAGAGTGTCTATGTGGGTTGCCGTGTTGGGACACTTGATTTCGACAAGGCCCGCGTCGGTTATCAATCCGTCCGGGCTCGCGCCCGACATGGAAATCTTTGGGTGCGGCACAAATCCTGACAACTCTACGGTCGCGTCAGTGCGAAACTCGTAGGCGGCTCTAGCCTCCGGCTCCGTCTGCGTTCCCCATTGCATAGCGGCGTTGGTGTAGGACTCGGCCACGGTTCCCGTGAGGCGCTCGGCAATGAGTTGGGCCATGTAGTTAGCGCGACTGGCTCCCCATCCCGTCTTTGTCTGTGCCGCCACGTCCGACACACGCGAGGCCGTCACCTTGCCAAGACGTTCGGCAAACCATTCCGGTGTTCCCTGTTCAATCATTTTGGCTTCCTTTTTGCCTCTAGTGCCGCGACGGCCTCGTTCAACTTGCTGGCCGGGAGATCGGCTAGGCTGTTGACCTTCATGTATTTGCAGAACTTAACCTTGTCGGCGGTCACTTCGTCGGCAAGGGAAATTAGGTCGGCAAGCTGCTGGTCGGTGATCTTATCGACAGAGCCCTGACCATCGTCGTCGGTGCTTGATGCCAAGCCCAAGGCGGCCTTCAGGGTATAGCGTTGCAGGTACGTCACGGCACTGCCGAGGGCCTGGATGGCGTTCTTGCTGCCGCTGGTGTCGAATCCTGCCGTCAGGGAGTTTTCCTCACTGTGGCCGTCCCTGTGCGACACGATGCAGGTCACGGTAACGCCAGTTGCCTCCGAGTTGGTGCGGAAGCGATAGGATAGGCCATGCTCGGCCAAGATTGGGTCAACCGCCTTGGCGATTGTGGCAAGATCCTCAAACTTGTAGGAAGTTTTGCCTTGACCGAAGTTAACGTCACGGTTTTTGACAATCACCGGCATGGTGGACTTGGCGGATGCAATGGCGTTGTCGAACGCCTTGCGGGCCTGATTACGTTCCCACCTCTCTTGCAGGCCCATGAGTTTTTCGGCCAACTCTATGTTGCCGCCTGACACGGCTTGCATGAGCAAGTCCATGGGCGTCGGCGCGTGGGTCTGCGGTAACTGCGGCTCAATCTTCGCTACTGCGGCGTTCATGTTTACCTCGCTGCTGTTCGTGATGAAGGGTCAACAAAGACGTACCCGCGCACGTCGCGGTCGTGTATCCAAGATAAATGCCGCCCGCCGTTATAATCTCTCACGGTCCATATAGATCCGCTGACCTGCGAGAGAAGCAACATGACATGATGGTGGCGAACGGCGGCCATGCCCGGTGCTGCTGCCGTGTGTCTGAACTTACGCGCCCATTCCCAGGCAAGATTCAGCGCCTTGTCTTGCAGGCCAAGATATAGACGCAAGCCGCATCCGCAATACGAATGTGGGCAACCGGCTGGCCTGCCGCCGATGACTTGTGCCTTCACTGGAGCCCCGAACAACGCAAACATAATTGCGGCCATAGCTATCTTGCGTTTCATTGTGTCAAAACCCCCGTTATGAGTAGCCCCGCAACGATAAGGACCACACTAGCAAAGAAGGTTATCACAAAGGCGTCTCGGATGGTGACGCAAATCTCTCTAAACATCGAATAGCACTCCGCCCTCGGAGTACCATTTTCCGTCCTCTCGTTTGGTGGGATTGCTGAACTGCGCGAAGCCGCAGCCGTCGAGATGTTCGAGCCAGCGCATTTTCGAGGTAATGCACTCCTGCACCGCCTCTTTGCTTTCTCCGACAAGTTTGTAGGCCCTGAAATTGGGCCGAAGGGGGTCGTCCATCCACTCAACCTGCACGGTAGCTTTGCGAACGGCCTCTTGGCCTTTCAACATGAACTGCAAAACGTCTGACATGGGGTTTTCCTCGCGGTTGACTTTTCGATATTGCCAATGTAAAGAGGATGGATGCCAAAGTCAATATCAAAAATTGGTCGCCCCAAGACCTACCGGGTTCCGGTGCTAGTCAGGATGGACCGCAAGGTTCTTAAACTACTGGACCGTTGGCGAAAATTGGCGCCCATTACGAGGGCCGAGGCCATCCGTCAGATTGTTGATGATTTTGTGAGGGGAAACCCATGAAATGGTCCGACGCTCAAATCGAGCTTCTTAGGCGCCTGCACGCGACTAAGGAGACATTTTCCCAGATTGCTTGGTCTATCAACCGGACCTTCGGCACGTCTTTCACGCGCAACGCGGCCATAGGCCAAGCGGGGCGCCTGCACTTAGAGTCCCGCGCCCCTGCCGGGAACCAGTCGGCCCGCGCCAAACGCACCAAGCCCCGCGTCCGCAAGTCCTACGTCCCCCGCCCACAGACCTTTGAGCCTAGTCAAATCCCGACCGCGTTCACTGTGACACTGATGGACCTGGAGCCGTGGATGTGCCGGTACGTCGAGGGTGACGGGCCGTTCTACTACTGCGGCCAGCCAGCGGCAGAGAACACGTCATATTGTGCATTGCACCATGAGGTCTGTCATGTTTGCTCCAACTATCAGCGAGTACGAGCTACAACTAGATCACCATTACCGGGAGGTTCGTGAGCGGCTAATGTGCCCACAGGCCACGCGCCCGGACACGCCCATTGAGTTTAGAAGGCCGGTTGGCCTCACAGGCTGGCAAGCGGATAAAAACCGACAGGCGGCCATTGCTAGGGCAAAGGAGGCGGTTTACGAAGCCCAGGCTACGATAATAGCAGCGCAAGAGGCTTTTCCAGAGATTGATTTCCTACACCCTGACTACCCAAGAACGCACACATGGCCGAAGGGTTTTATCAACAGGATAAAAAAATTAGTCTGCAAGGAATTTAACATATCCCTCATAGACATGGAGTCGGCAAGACGATTGGACGCTTATGTTCTTCCGCGCCATGTCGCAATTTATCTGTGCAGAACTCTCACAATTAAATCGTATCCAGAGATAGCCCGTCGTTTTGGCGGGCGAGATCACACAACCGCAATCCATGCTGTCCACAAAACAGAGGAACGGATGTTGGCCAACCGAGACTTTTGTCAAATTGTGGTGTTGCTACAAGAAAAGCTTGAGCGGGATTTGGCGTCGTGGCGTTCTAATGGTACTGTTTCAAGTGGAGATTCGCGATCTCCACTCTAGGGCGGGCGTCGGGTCTAGCTGACACTAGATCGGCCCCGCCCGCCTAACCCGTGTCAGAGGGAGGCCCGATGTGGCCCGGATCAGATCAATCAAGCCGGAATTTTGGACTAGCGCACAAATCTTGGAATGTTCTCGGAATGCTAGACTACTGTTCATAGGTCTGTGGAATTTCTGCGACGACTACGGTCGCCATCCTGCCAGTGCAAAGCAGTGCAAGGCAGAGGTATTTCCAGCCGATGACCTAACAGAATCCGACATTAAAAATATGTTGGATGAGTTAGAAAAGAACAACCTAATTACCGTTTATGGTCATGAAGATACAGTGTATTTTCATGTAACAGGGTGGAAACATCAACGCATCGACAAGCCTCAAAAACCAAAATATCCAGACCCATTAGACGAGTATTCCGAGAATCTTCCACGAACATTCCCGCCTGATAGGATAAGAGAGGATAAGATAGGAGAGGATAAGATATTAGAGGTCGCGCCGAAGCGGGCGCGAACCGAAAAAGGGTCTCGGCTTCCTGTTGATTGGTTTCCTTCTCTTGAAGGCAAGAGCTTTGCAGACAGCAAGATAGGTCCGCAACGGGCCGACGAGGAACTAGAAAAGTTCAAGGACTACTGGTGCGCGATTCCGGGTCAGCGTGGCGTCAAACTGGATTGGCAGCGCACATGGAACAACTGGATTCGCAACGCGGGAGGAATGAATGGATACCGAGGATCGAGATCACTTCAAGACGATGCAAAATCCGTCTCAAAGGCGCTTGGACGTATGGAAGAAGCAGCAGCACGAGGCGAGCTTACGATCAAGCCCAGGCCAACCTTATTACCAGCAGGCGGCGAAGGCCATTTGCGGCTGTTACCGAAGGGATGAGGCGCAAGACCCGGAAGCATTTGCCAATGCCTTGACTGCTATTTTGTCGGAATATGATAGTCAAGTTGTTGATTATGTTGCCGACCCACGTACTGGCGTAGTTACCGAATTTCCCATGGGATTACCAAATGTCGGGCAGATTAGGGAGTTTTGCGACAAGATTCGGCATCGGATGCACGAGGCAGCAAAGCCGATAACTCGTGCAATAGCAAAACCTTATGTACCTCCTCCGGTTAAGCCGGGACAGGTGACCTATCAGGAATTTACCAAGTTGGCGGCGGAAGGAAAAACCAAATCGCGGCCTATTGGGAGATTTGAGGACAAGGACGACAAGTGGAATCGAGGTGTTGGCTATGCTCGCCCCACCGTCTAGCCAAAACTGCTACGTTTTCGTAGCCCACCCCCACGCAGAAACCCGCGCCTGTGCGAAAATCTCCGCGCTAGGTTTCCGTACATGGCTGCCGATAGAAAAACGCATCCACCGCCGCCCACGGGGCAAGCCGGTGGTCCGTGAGAATCCCCTGTTTCCGCGCTACGGGTTTGTCTGGTGGGGCCCGTCCGACGACTACGGCGCTATATTGCACTGCAAGGGCGTCATGGATTTATTGCCCAACCGAACCCGTCCGATAGCCGTCAACGAACACCTGATAGAAGGGCTGAAGCTGGCAGAGCAGATAGGTGTATTTGACAGAACGAAGCCGCCGCGTGTCGGCCACAAGGTCGAGGTCATGGACGGCCCTTACGCACAACAGATAGGCCACATTGCCCGAGCGCGGGCCGCTGATAGGGTGAAGGTCATGTTGAGGGTATTCGGGGCGCTGCGGGAGGTGGAGGTTCCGCTAATGGCGCTGCGTGAGGTCTAGCCTGAGACAGAGCTACATAGGAGCCCAACAGGAGTTCTATGGTGCGGCTTATGGGCCATTTACCAGCGGCGAGGCGTTGACAATGGCGCTGCGAGACGCCTAATAGCTTGCTGGCTTCCTCGGTGGAGGAACAGCCTAGCAACGCGAGGGTTTCTAGATAGGTTTGCCGATCCATTGGGTGTGGCTCGCTTGTTCCTCGCGGGGCATGAGCCCCTGGTGGTTAGGGCCGGGAGTTCTGCCAAGTTCTCCCGGCCCGCTATCCTGTTAGCCACGGTCTGAGACAGAGCTACTTACCCATGTCTCAGAGTAGTAGAGTACCGGAACCATATCGTGCTGTTTCAGAAGCCTTTTAGGTGCATTTGAACGGACACGTCGAGGATTTCGTTCTGGCGTCCGTTGACGTAGCAGGTGCCGCGCCTGCCGCCGGTGTGGCCCCATTGGTCGTGGACGGCACAAATCAAGGGTTTGTTGCCGACAATATCGCGCAGGGCTTTACCGCCGTCCTTAATCCGTTTCTCCGGCACGTTGCAGGCGTCCCATTGTTCCATGTTGTCGAGGGCTATCCAGCCGTAGTTTAGGTGGAAGCCGTAGAGCGTGTACTCTTTGCTCCAATCGACTTGGCCGAACTCTACGCCGCACGAGCCCCAATGGCCGCACGGCATAGACAGGTTTGGTTTATTGTCTGCGGCCTGGGCCGAGACAGAGCCGCATAGGAGCATGGCGAGGGCGATGGGTTTAAGCATTTGTGCCGCACATTTTGTTCAGCGTCATTCGGACGGCTTGCGTTGCCATTGTGCCGAGTTTGTATTCTTCGGTCTTTGGCTCCGGTCGCCATGACGTGAGATAGTTGAGATAGGCTTGCGCGTAGGCTCTTTTTTCTTTATTGCGGATATGGTTCACATATTTCTGAGCATTGGCACGCATCAAGTCTTTATAATCGTGCATGATTTCGTTTGTTTCCATAGCGGTGTCAGTCATCGGTCGGCTCCATTAACATCTCGATAAGATCAAGCTGGTTTGCCTCGTCGCTGAATAGCCCATGGTCGCACGGTATTTGCGGCTTGGCTGCCATCAGCGGCGAGTTTGCTTTGCGTTGGGCTAGGGCGGCTTGATCCCGTGCCAGCGGATTAGTTAGGCTAGGGCTGGTATTCCAGCCGCTAGCGTTGAACCAGTCTTTATGGCCACTCATGGGGCAAGCCTATGAAAAACCTCGCGGCAGACCGCATTAAAACGGGTTTCACTCATAGCCGCCAAGGTATCTACATTGGGAAAGTGTGAAGCGGTGGCATAGCGTGTTGCCCCCGATGCTTTTTGAATGACCGCTACCATGTGGGTAGCGACTGCCACGATCTTCCAAAGTTTGCTTTCGATGTTCATGACTACGCTACCTTTCTGGCGCGCACGTTTGCGCCGGGCTGGCAGGCTTGCAGGAATAGATTGCGGTTGAATAGACTGTTATCGGATTGAAACATTACCGCAATGCGGCATTTTGTTTCGTCCCATTGATCGAGAGCGGTAAACGTACCCTCACAATCGTCGCCATGCTCAAATTGTTCGCCGGGATGTATTTCCTGCATCACCTGCGCGATAGCCTGATAGTGCCGTTTGCTGAATTGTGCCATTGTCTTGTCCTCGCGGTTGTCCCTAGCCATAAGGGAGGTTAAATTTATCGGCTTGCGCTATCGTAACCATCGCCCCATGTGGCCGATGCGTCTTTGCCCCATGCGGTGAATTGTGTTTCCAAAGCCTCGTACATCATCGCGTCAACGCTATCGAGTTCCGGGCCGTTCTCAGCCATTCCCGGCTTGTATTCGCTAGTTGAAAGCGCGGAATAGAGGTTTGATGATTGCCCACTGTGCCAATCGTTTGCAAACCAGTAGATTGCACATTCGACCGGAAACGATAGCGTCATATCGTCCACCGGATCACACTCGGAACCGAACTGCTGGCGCAAATAGTCGCGCATTTCCTGTGCTGTCGGGTCTTGGTTCATGTCACCCTCGCATATTCGGCAGGATTGCCGTAGTAGCCGCCCGTGAGCGGCTACGGCTGCAATCTCAATTAGCTATCAATTGAGCTTCGAATTTATCGAGATATTGCTCGATTTGTGGATTGCCGTATTTCATGCCGTGCTGTTTGTAGCAGTGCCAACAAACGACTAGGCCCTGATCCTTTGACGCTGAGCACAATGGGCAGCGCAGGCAATTACGTG